GGGCCAATGGCCTGCGAAACCCAAAAAGAAAGACACGACGAAAGTCGTGTCTTTCTTTTTGGTGACCCGTCGGGGATTCGAACCCCGATAGTTAATGAATAAAACTATTGAAAATAAAGGGATTTCTCTAATCTGTCTGTAAATTTATCTGCAATTTGGATTCGAAATAGCCATTTACTTTGCGCGCGGTTGCCCTTTGTTCGGAGCTGATTGTATGCTGGTAGACGGTTTTTAACATATTGTCAGTGGCGTGTCCCATGCGCTCCTCCGCGTACTTGTTTGGTATTCCAAGGGCCAGCATGACGGAGGCGTTAATATGGCGTAGATCGTGGAAGCGGTAGTGCTGGACGCCAGCCTTTTTGCAGATGGTTTGGAATCGACAATACAGGGCGCGGCGTGAAAGATTTACAATATACTCCCCATTATGCGGTGCTGCTGCAATCAAATTTTGAAGATACTGTGGGAGATCAAGGTCCCGTTTGGAGATATATGTTTTGGTCGTTTTAACGCCTTCGTCCACTTTTGCGCGCCGGATGTGGAGGACATCACCGTCAACATCTTCCCACTTGAGGCCCAAGATTTCAGACATACGCAAACCAAGCCAGAGAGCAAGCATAATCGGGAGCTCGTTTTCGGTGTCCTTACACGCCTTCATGATGGCGCCTATATCATCGTCTGACGGGATAGAAATTTCATAGCGTACCTTTTGCGGGAGAGTGGTTCTAAGAGCTATGTCTGGCCTGTAAACTGCTAATGTAGCACTTAATAGCCCATGAGCGTTTCGGACAGTCTTAGGAGATTTATTCCGAGCCATCATATTGATAGACCGCTGGACGATTTGCGGCGTGAGGCGGTCCAAATCAATATCCAAGATGTCCTGTAAAGCGTTCGCACGTATCCTCTTATATCCGGCAATTGTGGCTGGAGACAAAACGGCGTCCTTACTTTCTACATATTGGTCTATAGCCTCGCCAACAGTTAGCCCAGTCTTTTTCCTGGCCGCTTTAGCTCCGGACTTTATCGCTGCTGCCTGATTTTCTGCCTCTTTTTTTGTTGGGGCGGTAATGGATATTCTCTCCCCAGCTATCATAACGCTAACATTCCAGTTACCAGATGGGAGTTTTTTGGCGCTTGGCAGCTTCAAGCAGATCACCTCCTAGAAGTACGCCGCCAGGGGAGACCTGACGGCGGTTTTTATTGGATCGACAGAGCATCTGTGAAAGTGCCTAACGCATATCTGATGTTCTCCGCCGTTGCAAGGCCGAATGGGTTTTCAGAAGAAACGGCCCGTTTGAAAAATGACAACAGTTGTTCGAGCGAAAGCCCCATACGTTGTCCTTTTTCCTCCAAGTGCTTTGCCATATAATAGTCCTGCACAGTTGCGCTATCACCTAACAGTGTATCAACTCGCCTTGTCCACATGAAAAAGGCAAGGCAATAACAAGCTAAGGATTTTTCATATTCTCCAATGCTCTGTAGAAATGTAGAAGCATTTGAAAGGACTACCGGATATTTTGCCCTATCGTTTTCCCGATAGCAGGTTTTCATATCCTCTTCCAGCAGACTCTTTATCAGATCTTCAGGAGGATCGTTCGGATTTTGGCTTTTCTTTTTAATAAGACGGTAGTGGGAGAAACCCAAGCTGTACCGCTTATTTAGATCAAAAATTTCATAGGGGACTAGAGCAGACTTTCCCTTTTCTGTAAGCTCGTATTTTCCTACAGGAAAAATCGATTCCAGTTCCTCGATCGGGACATTGTTTAAGAGCCGCTGTACCAATTCTCCTTTTTTCCCAGTTGTTTTTAGATCGTGTTCTGCCAAAACGGCCTTTAGATCGGGAATCGTTTTCAAGGAGATGTTGGTTTCTATATCGGATATTTCCAAGTACCCTCCATCCAAAAGGCGATGGAGAGCAGGTGACACGTTTCTTCCAAATTCGCTCTGACTATAATACGGTGGTATTTCATAGTCAGTCTGTTTCTTGTTCCAAAATCGAAGCGCCTCAGAATCTAAGTATGATATTTCAGCACCAACAGGACGATCATCATTTTGCCTCAGCATAGGAGGGGGATCGTCTCTAGCTGGCGGACTCTCCATCTCACGGTTTCTTCTCAAAAAGTCCAGTAAACCCATCAGAACATCCTCTGAATAATCGCCTTATAAATTTTGTCATCGATCTCCAACAGGGAACGCTTTCCATCCTTGAACATGACCGCCAGAGTGATGGTGCCTTTACTCTTAGCTGACAGACTGCCGGCCAGCATCCCGACAGGCCCCAGCAAGGCGCCGCCGACAATTCCGCGGGCTACGCCGGAAGCTGCGCTTTTGCTGGTTTCCTCGGTAATGACCTCGTAGGAGTCAATGGCGGCTTTATCCAGAAATGCGTTTTCACTCCAACGGCTGCTGACCATGATCTGCGGTTGTCCGCCCAAGTTGCCGACCGGCTTTCCCATATAGTCACCGGCTATTACCATGTTTTTTGCCATTATGGTTCCCCCTCTGCAATTTATAATGGAATTGTAATAAGTAAGTACAAGATGTAGGTCAACACCAAAATATAGAAAAGTATATTAGCAATTTTCTCCAATTGATTATAAAAATAAGTAATGCTATACTTGAAATCACTGAAACAAATGTTCGATATTGGGAGAACACAAAATGACTGCATGGGATGTCTTACTCAAATGTGGAATTTGTGAATTGCCAGTTGATTTGAGAAAGGTTTGCAAAGGACTTGGAATTGGCCTTTTTTCATACAGTCAGGGGTATTCTATTATCCAAAAACTTGGACTTGTTCATCATACCATTGGAGCCGATGGTTTTTTGTTCCAAGCAGATGGCGTATCAATTGCCTTTTATAACCAACAACAACCGTTAACACGCCGGAATTTCACGATTGCACATGAAATCGGGCACTTTGCTCTGGGCCATGCGTGCATAGAAGGCGCAGTCAGGCGCGAACCGGGAAACAAAAACGATCCCGAAGAAAAGGAGGCAAATCTTTTCAGTTCTATGTTATTGGCGCCTACTTGCGTCTTGCGCGGGATGAAGGTTGATAGTGCCTATTCTATTGAGAATTTATGTGCAATCAGTTATCAGGCAGCAAATATTAGTTGGGATAAGCTGCAACGGCTTTGCGCTCTAGATGATGCATATATGGCCGAACGTGGATATTCTTACTTTTTTAGATCGTCAACCGAGTGGAAAGTCTACAAGCAGTTTGAGCCATTTATTAGAAATCATCTAGCGAACCATCAAATATCTCTTCGTCGTTGACAAATGGCATAACATCAATGATTTTTCTGAGTGCGTCCATTTGATCTTTTGTATAAGTCCGTTTAACTTTCTTTCCATCTCGCCCAATAATAATGACTTCTTCAAGCTCGTCTCCGGATGTGGAGGCGGGCTTTTCTTTTTTTTCTCCAGTCAGGTCTTCTACAGTCACTCCAAAATAAGTAGATAGCCTCTGGAGAACAGTGTCACGTGGTTTCGCCCCATTTTTCCATCCTGTTACGGTGCCAGAAGATTTTACGCCAACTTCTGCGGCAACGACATTCGGGGCTTTTCCTTTTTTTTCGCACAAAGCGACATATCTACTCCAAAACATAAAAATCTCCTACCGAAAATTGTGCATTACCACAAAACTAATAAAACTAATAAGATCGGCTTTACAAACTAATAAAAATGAGATACAATAATCTGGAAGACAAGAGAGCACAAACAACCGGCCACCCGCCGGGCGGCTTTTATCAATGTATTGCTGACACTTACATAATAAATGTCGCAGCTCACTTTGTCAATGATTAAAACTAATATTTTTAAGAAATGGAGGGAGAAAATGAGTTTTCTGACTGCGAGAAAAAACGCTGGACTTACTCAAAAAGAAGTCGCAGATCAGATTGGAGTAGATCAGACTGCGGTTTCTTTTTGGGAGAATGGGAAGACGCTCCCGCGTGCGTCACTGCTTTCAAAAATTGCGATGATCTATGGCGTGACGGTGGACGAGCTTCTTTCAGATCGGGGAGAAGAGTGAGGGGAGGTGAGAGGAATGGACAAATTCAAAGTAACCCAAGACCAAAAGATTTACTTGGGAGAAAAGGAAATCACGCACTGCACCGGGTTCAAAGTTATCGCAAATGCAGGCGATGACCCGGAGGTGGAGCTCCGAGTCATCGTTGAGAGTGCGGATATTCAGAACTATCAGGCGATCCCTATGCAAACGGAATAACGGTGAGAAGGGGGAGTAAAGGCGGGCATCATGTATCAGTTTGATTTCATTCGTGAGCTCCAGGAAGCCGCAGAGCGGGCCGGAGTACACTTCGACCCGGCAGAGAGGACCGAGGAGGAGCTGGGGCAGCTCTATGGGCTGTTCTGCCAAGACGCGCGGACCTATCTGGCGAGCACGTTCATGAAGTATTTGAAATGAAAAATCCCGTCTGGGTAGGCGGGGAAGGGAGGAAGCGTGAGACAGTTAACCATTGACCCGGAATTCCGGGATAAGGTACCGCCTATGACGCCCGAAGAATTCCGGCAGTTGGAAGAAAACATCGTCAAGGCGGGGAGAGTATTGGTGCCGCTGGTGGTATGGGATGACATTATCGTGGATGGGCACAACAGATGGTCGATCATCCAGAAGCACCCGGAAATCAAATACCAGATTGAGCAAATCGAGTTCAAAGACCGATATGAGGCTATCGTTTGGATCTGCAAAAACCAGCTTGGCCGCCGCAATCTTACGGAGGCGCAGAAGTCCTATCTCCGGGGGAAGCAGTATGAGGCGGAGAAGATGGCACAGGGCGGTGATAGAAAGTCGGAAGGATTTTCAAACGGACAAAATGTCCACTTGAAATCACGCCGCGAAATCAAAGATGGCACCGCCGGCCGTATTGGTAAGGAGTACGGCGTGAATGGCCGGACCATCCGCCGGGACGCTGAATTTGCAAAGGGAATTGATATGGCGGAGAAAACGGCTCCCGGTATTCGAGACGCCATTCTGAGTGGTGAGGTCAAGGTTTCTAAGGAAACAGTAGCACAGCTACCATCCATGCCAAAAGAGACAAGGTCAGCTACCATTCAGTCGATTGCTTCTGGTGATCCTCCAAAAAAGAAAAGCAACAATCCTGCCGGATATTCGAAAGAAAGACGGGAACTGGATAAGACCATCGAAAATGTAGTATCCGCCATGTATGACACAGACCGGGTCGTTGAGCACACAGTCGATGATCTGATCGAGGATATGACTGCCATTATTGATGACTTTACCAAGAAAATTAAGCGGTCTTTGCAGAACCACAGCACGGTACTGCAAGATCAGTCGGCCAGAGAAAGGGCAATCGCCGCTCTGTCGGAAGCAGAAGCGGCGATCAGCAAAATGAAAGGAATCATTCTATGATCAATTCTACACCAGAATACGAATATAAGCAAGCCAATACAAA